GTAGATGAGAAGGAACAGGATGAAGATAAAAGTGAAGTTCTTGGTAATCTGGTGAAAGTTGTAGTCCTTATTTGGTCTGCATCCCTTCTCACATTCTCATACGTTAGACTTCCCAACGGTCAAAAGATTTTAGATTTCGATCCCACGTTCATCGCCTCGGTGTTTTCTGGATCGTTAGCTGCCTTCGGACTCTCTCCTGCTAAATCGGGTGGTAGTAACGGAACGGTTAAGAAAAAGAGAGATGAGGAACCACCAGTAGTCTCAGCTATTGACAAACCCAGGCAATCTTGATACACTCGTGGGGTCGTTTTGAATAACGCTATGAAATTCTTTGCCATTGCTGCACTAACTGCAATTGCGGGAAGCTCCGCGCTGAGTTCTGCCCCTCCTAAGGAAGAGGTCATTATTCCTGTAGTTGAATTTGAACCTGTTTCTTGGAAGTGTCCCGACTGCACTCCTGAAGAGAAGTATGTCTTGGAGGAACTCCAAGAACACACAAGAATTACTGATCGTAATGCCCTTGCAACTATCATGGGCAACATCAAACAGGAATCAAAGTTCATTCCTAACATCTGTGAAGGTGGTGCTCGCGTAAAATATGAAGACTGCCATGCGGGTGGTTATGGTTTGATTCAGTGGACTTCAATAAACCGCTACAATAATCTCGGTAAGTTTTGTAATAAATACGGATGTGACCCCAGCAGTTTGGAAGGACAGACTCGTTACATGATTAACGAGAACGTCTTCCAACGTAATCTTCCCATGTTTGAAGGCAGTGGTCAAACTGTCCATCAATATATGGTTCCTGCTTTTTATTGGTTAGGATGGGGCATCAAAGGTCATAGAGAGACCTATTCCTACGAATACACTAAGAAACTGGTTTTGTCATGATTAAAAAAGCACTCAAGTCTATTAAAGATATCTTCATCCCAGTGAGGTCAATCGCTGCTGATATTACACTGGGTACAGAGGTTGAGTGTGACATTGACGGGGAAAAAATTCCCTGTCAAGAATTGCAAGAACCAGAGTATTCGTACACGGGTGTTCCTGCTCCCGCATATCTTACAGATGACCCTTGGTTTGGTCCTGCACCAGATCTCTCTGATAAGCAGAAGGATTATATGGCAATTGAAGCAGAATACAAAATGCAGGAAGCATCATCTCCTAGTGTAGAGTCTGAGGACATTCATGAGTTGATGTATCAAATTGCCACACAAACTGGAAGTCCAACAACTGTTCAATTGGATCCTCCTGGTGGTTCTGAGAACTTTCATGAGGGACCTGGCGGATGGAATTCTGGTATCGGTTATAATCAATTTAGGAGCAATTAAAAATGAGTGGAGTACCTACAGACGCACTTAATGACTGGGGTCATAACGACCTTGAGGGATTCGCTAACTATATCGGATCCCCTGTACAGCACGTTAAGGAAATTGCCAAAAGGAATCAAAAAGAAATTGATAAGGCATCTGGCAAAGAAGTAGTTGACGAGAAAGAAGAGGACTGATATAATAAAAACATTGGTTCAGTAGCTCAGTTGGATAGAGCAACTGCCTTCTAAGCAGTCGGTCGCTGGTTCGAGTCCAGCCTGAATCGCTGGGGAATTAGCTCATTTGGTAGAGCGCCTGCTTTGCAAGCAGGAGGCGAGCGGTTCGATCCCGCTATTCTCCATTATGTACTACTTCCCAGATATTGATTCCATTTACTCAAGTCTTATGGGTGGATTTTTTACAAAGGATGAGATAAACCCTAATCTTAATTTACTCAATATCAACTACGAAAAATGTAGGGATGAGTATGAATCTGCTAGGCATCGACTAGTATTCAATGAGGGTAAAGAAGCATACCAAGATTGCAAGATTGCAACACTGTTTGGTAGGTATCATCCTTCTATGGATCTTGCAGAACTCGAAAGGGTTTATGATCAGGGTGTTTATGTTGATCCAGAGCGGGAGATCTTCTACACGCAGAATACAGTGTACGTGCCAACTCTGTTTAATCTCTGCTTAGAAGTGGGTATTCGCCAACGATGTTCAATTAATCTTCTGGAACCTGGTAAAGTAATTGATTGGCATACTGACCTCGATCCTCAGGGAGACGATGACCTTATTATCAGAGGACTGTGGGGTCTCAGTGTCAACCCTCAAAATCAAGAAACCTGTCAACTTCTAGTTGATAGTAAGGAAGGAGTTCAAAACCAAATATTGTCGAACAATAGTATGCACTTCTTCTGGGGAAGGACCAAGCATCATGTGTTCAATAATTTAACTACTCCTAGAGCATGCCTATCATTTGGTAATGTTGTTCCTCAGGAAAGAATACTCTAAATAGTAAAAAAGTAAAAGGTGTATATGAGACAGTCACTAGTATTAGCGGCATGTTTAGCACCACTTGGATTAATTTTTATCATAATGAAGCTTGCTGTTTGGGTGTCTGCTGTAAAATCTGAATCTTCTTATGTCGGAAAAGAACCCTTTAGAAAACGAGGACCGTATGTGGCAGACGCATATGCAGACGTTGACGAGGAGGAAGAGGAGTATGGAGATCGCACAGATTATCGATAATGCTTTAGAAGAGTACTACTCAGAAAAGGGTCTTCCTGTCCCTAATTGGAAGTGTAAGAAGGATCCCGACTGGTGGATTGACTATCTAAAGGAATTGGGAATTGACAAGGATAATCCCTAGTGGTATAATTTATCCAGAGAGGACTTGAGACGTTCCGACCAAAGGTGCCAAGCGGCGCGGATATACCGTTGCCCTGTAGTTTGGAATCAACCCCCTTTGGATGTTAGCGGTGGTACTGCTTCCTACTCCGTTACAAACTGTCAGTATTCTGGGTGTAGCGCCCACATAGCATACGGATAAGTGTAATGTTACGCTTGATTAGCTCAGCGGTAGAGCATCTCGTTTACACCGAGGCGGTCGGCGGTTCGATCCCGTCATCAAGCATTCTAAGTTACCAGGTTATGTTAGTAAGATGTAAAGAGTGCAACAGAGAGTTGCATAGTACCAATAAAGTGCAGTGTTGTGGATGTCCAAACATGATGAAAGTCGTGGATGACACTGTAGGTGCTATGGACTTATCCCAAGTTGTTATTGTGGAGGGAGTTGCAGACAATAAAAAATCAGATACTCTCTCAAGAGAAGATAGAGCTTGGCAAGAGAACCGACGCAAACGTAAGGTTCGTAGGTTAGATTTTGAAATTAAGTAATTAATTTAATAATTTTTACTGATTGTTGCCAAACTTAGTATAGAATTGAACACATAACTTGTTGACATAGTACAATTCCATATATAGAATTTATAAGTAAACGTAGCACTGTGCCTTTATGGATCCATCTACTTCATATTCAGCATCTCTTGTTGGAGTTTATACACTCCTGGTTATCGTTCTGTTAATGATTGCCTATAGTGGAGTAGAGGGAACTCTGAGAGTATTTGCATATTTAGATTTAACTTTTAGATATGCAATAATTAGATCTCGTATGTTCTTCATTGAACGTAAATTGAGGAAAAGATTACTCAAGGATACGGAAGTCTACACTAAACTCATCAAGGAGATTCAAGATGACCAACGATAGGGAATTCTCCGACCTCAAACTTGAGAGGAAGGAATGTCCTAAATGTGGTGCAATTTGGATGAATGGTAATCACACCTGGGCAACAGGTGCAAAAGGAAATGAAAGAGACCTTGCAGGATTGGTCTGTAACAAGTTAGGGGATAGTCGTTGTATAAATCCCCAAAGAGGATTTGAGGGTGGAGATACTTGGGAAAAACGCTTAGACGATTTATCAAAAATGAGTGATGAGAAAGATGTCAATTTTTAAAAAACCACCACCGCCAGAACATCATCCTACCAAACAAGAAGTTCAGGAGATGATAGACGATGCAATACGCCAACATAATCGTAACGCTGGAATTATCAGTATGTTTGTTGGTTTTTTTGTTCTTGCACTTTTTAGTGAGGGTCTTCTTAGACTCATTGGAGTAGTACCTCCATTATTCCCCTGGCTCAAGATCACTTTATAGACAAAAAAGTAGAAAATGAATCCAAACGAGAAGAGAGAATTTTATAAAGGACTAAGAGAGCGTATCAATCAACTTAGAATGGGGCATTTGTTTGAAGAACCTTGCCCCTTGTATGAACCAGAATGGGAAGAGGATCATGCGTGGGACTGTAGATTGACTTACGACCACGACGAAGAAGACTAAATAATTGACAAAATTAGGTTGATTCGATAGAATGTGCAATGTCGGGATGTAGCGCAGTTTGGTAGCGCATTCGCTTTGGGAGCGAAGGGCCGCAGGTTCAAATCCTGTCATCCCGATTCCATATAATTTTTTTAACAGCATGTACGTAAGTAAATCTATAAATCAAACTGAAGAACCTGTTGTTCAAGGAACACATAGAATCGCTCAAAACCCTCTTGTTTACTATAGAGAAGTAATTCCTGAAAAAATTGTCAATGTGATGGCAGAAGAACTCACTGAAATGGAGGAGTTCGGTTCAACTAGATGGCATGACGCTGAAGTAGGTGGTGAAGCATCGGGTAGATTAGATACTTCTGTCAGAAATTCAAAGTTGACCTGGTGGTATGAAGAACACTGGGCATGTAGTATTATCTCTCATTACATTGGTCTTGCTAATCGTAAGTATTGGGAATATGACTTAAATGTTCTTGAAAGTATTCAAGTATCTTTGTATGGGAAGAGTGGTCACTATGGTTGGCACAGTGATTATGGAACTTCTGAAGATGGAAAGTTTACTAGAAAGTTAAGTGCTAGTGTGCTAATTACTGACCCTACAGAATACATGGGCGGTGACTTAGAATTTATTGATTATCATGGGAATGTTGTAAAGGCACCCAAAGAAAAAGGATCTGTTATTGTTTTTGATTCTAGAATTCCTCATAGAGTTACTCCAGTAACACATGGAAAAAGAATCTCTCTCGTAACCTGGATGTACGGACCAAAAT